AAGGCGAATAATCATTGCGGCATCCAGAATTACTGCCAAATCGCTCAAAATATCTACGAGGTTGATATCACCGTTTTTAACTGTTGCCATGTTGCACCTCACTAAGTGGTAGGCGTGAGCCAAGAGATAGAACGTACCGGCTAGATAACTGGCGGCGAGCCTCTTTTTCATTAACAAGCCACAACGCGGCGCATCACAGGCTTTGCCTTAGGGTCAGAACGCAAGACAGATGCAAAAACAAATGTGCTTGTGCTAATATCCGAAACAGCCTTACTCTCCGTACTGTCGCAAGTAGTGATTTTTAAGGTCAGGCTCTGGTTGTGATTGGTAGTCGGAACCAGAGCCGTTTCTTTAAACATGAGTAAAATATTCATTTCTTCTCCATGACGCTTAATTGACAAGCTGCATTTGATTCAACTTCTAGAATTCTCTCTAGAAACGTCACATTCATTTCTATGAATGTACCAATGGTTTTCATATTCTCTTGGAGAGTCTCGACTGAATGCCATTCACTAAATCCGGCGTGAAACATTAAATTACCCACAGCCTTCAAACCGTCAATAATGGTGGCAGCAGCGGCACCAGCATTATTCTGATTCTGCAACGCTTCTTCGTGAGATACGGTTTCACCACAATTATCAATAATTAAATCTGAAACATTAATCATGGGCATAACCAGTTACTTTAGAAGTTGTGCTAGAGTCGTCATAAAGAGAAATTACAAACTGATTAGCTTTATCGCTAGTGAAATAAAGTGAGCGCAAAAGACAGCATATTGCGCAATCAGTTTCCGGGTTCTCTTTGGTGTTTTTATAAATAGTTTCAAGCAGGGTGGTTGCTTCAATAATTTCTGCGTTAATCAATTCAATCATTTGTACTGGTGTTTTGGCTTTGGCGTTGACCATCTCATTGACTCCGTAGTTTGACGATGAGGTGAATTTACCTTAATGATAAAATCAGGTAAAGCCATAATTTATCAAATTGATTAATTTTAATATATCCTTATGTTATTTAAGATAAAATAATTTATTGCGGGTATAAAAAAACCGCCATCATGGCGGTTTGGGGTAAGGGCGAGCAATTATCAACCTAACCGAGTGTATGACATCTGCCATTTCCCGATAACTAAGCCCTGAATGTGAAACAGCTCCTCATCCTCTGATGTTACTTCCCATTTGTCATATGAAGTATTATCGCTGATAACTATTAGTTTGTCTTTTAAGAGCTGGAGCCTCTTTATGTATAAATTATTGCCGTAGACAAATGCATAGATACCATCACCAACAAAACGTTCAATGGTGATATCTAGCACGACTAATTCACCAGGCACAATACTACCCAGCATACTGTCGCCCATAGCCGTAGCAATCTTAAGTGCAGAAGCTTTTCGCCCTCCAAACATCCTTCGCGCTTCCTCAGGATCAAGTTCTATAGAGCGAATCACCTCAGGGTACTCAGTATTCGAGTAACCATGACCGCAGCTAAACTCGGTACTTAAAACATCTAGGGTGTATGTTTTCGTATCATTTTCTGCGCTGTCTTTGGTAATGAAGTACTTCTGGCTAATGTCAGATTTCTTGTCAGTAACTGGGGTCTCACCGTCGCCAACAATATTTTCTAACCACCCTCCCGCAGGGCTTCTCTGTCTAGCCAATCTGCTCTCAATATCATCCCATCTTGGCGAATCAATCCACCCATGAGGCAAATTTAGGTTTAATTCTATACGCCTTGCCAGCGTACCCCCAATGTTCCTAGAAGGGTTGTCACTGGTTAACTGACTTAACTGTGATGGAGGGATGCCTATTTCATCGGCAAACCCAGCCTTACTAGAACCCGGCACATCAATTAAGTAGTACTGCATCAATGCCCGAAGATTTCGGCGCCTGATCTCTTTAATGTCCATTTATCAATCCCCTCACATTTTATCAATATGATAAACAGTATTGTTGATAAATTCAATTGCCATAAATTTATCAAAAAGGTAAATTAAGAAAAAAGGAGGTCAACATGACTAATCAACTTCTCAACTGGCGCAAAACTTCGACTTCAGAAGAATGGCTTGAACTAGCTAAAAAAGCTGGCACAACAATCGGATATTTAAATCTGGTTGCATACGGATACCGTAATGCATCCCCAAGATTAGCATCTTCTATTGAGATGGCCTCTCAATCCTTCGATGGCAAGGTGCTGATTAGCAAGGAAAATTTGGTGTTTAGAAATTCTTCTCATGACCATGCCTAACCCCGCCAAAACCATCATACCTGAAGTATACAGCGGGGCTGATGCAGAGTGGATTCAGGAGCAAATGGTGCGGCTATCGCCCGCCATGAGGCACAAGATCGCCGTCAAGTATGCTGAGGTTTATCAGCAGACATGGGATATCGAAACAGTCTCTTATCGACAGGAGAACAGGGCGCGACATGAGGCCAATACCCGTCTCAGGTTGTTTGTCGAACGGTACCACAAAGCGGCAATGGGCTTAGCTGAAAAACCGCCACTGGCCAGTACACCGGCCCAGATTGGCGATGCTGGTGGGCCAGCAGACTACCAACAGGCTTCGGGATGGCGTTAGGGACGCAGCGTTTCAGAAAACACGAAATTGGGATTGTGTTTCTGGCAAGTGAAAAAACTGTGAGGTGTTCACAGGGCTAAACCCCAAAAACATCGGGTCAAGGTCAAAGGCAGATCGAGTCTCCGAGTACTCCACCTAAGGACAAGGAGAGGGCAACTTAAAAGTTTCAGTAAAAACAGTAAGTTGCGAGAAAAAAAATACCAAGCTTTGTCGGGTTGTCCCGACACATGTTGTCGGGTTGTTATAAATCAATGACTTAGGAGATCGAATGGGAGGGTTCATTCGAATGTTCAAATTAGCGGAATTGGGACGGAAGCTGGCCCCGCTTAGCGAAGCAAGCCAGATGCTGTTTTGGGAATTGCTGGATATGGCTGACTGGCGAACTGGGAGAGTTATCACAACTCATGAGGAGATGGCGGCAAAGATTTCTAAAGCAGTTAGGACCGTTGAGCGGGCAACGAAAGAGCTTACAGTCGTTGGTTTGGTCAGGCACAAGAAGGGCATGTTTGCAGTGAATCCAGATTACGCATGGGGCGGTCGTAGCTGGAATATTCCCAAAGCGGCTTATCACGGCATGAATGGCAAAACGGCTCAGGTGATTAACTTTGCTGATGCGGCACAAGCATTGAGCGAGGAAGCGTTAGAGAAAATCGGGCATGAAACCTTGAGGGAGGTATCAGCCCGAAAATCCAAAGGAACTAAAATATGCTGAATCTTCAACCAAAAATTAAGCAAGTCACTGGCATCAAAATGCTGCACAGCGACTGGAATAACTATCGCACATTCTTGATTTCGGCACCAGTGGGCTACGGGAAGACATTCCTTGCGGCTTATCTGGCTGACAAAATGATTTCGCTGGGCAAGCGTGTGATGTTCGTGGCGCCATACCTCACGCTGGTACGCCAGACAGCAACGCGTTTCGTTCAGTACGGTATTCCTGAGGAAGAAATTGCTTTCATTTGGCGTGACTACCAGCCTCAAGACCCTAATCGCCTGATTCAGATTGCCAGCGCTGATACGCTGATCCGCCGTGAGTTCCCGGACAATATCGACTTGCTGATTGTCGATGAAGCCCATATGAAGCGCCGTGGCCTATTGGAGGTCATTCGTGATTCAGGCATCAAAGTGATTGGCCTGTCTGGTACTCCATTCGCACCTTGGATGGGGCAGTACTACGAAAAACTCGTAAAGCCCACCACCATGAAGGAGCTGATCACGATTGGCGACCTGAGCAAATACGAGTTTTACGCCCCAACCAAACCAGACCTGAAAGGCGTGAAAAGCAGCAGCAAAGCAGGATACGGGAAAGACTTCAACGAAGACCAGCTCGCCGAAATTATGGGGGGTGCCGACCTCGTTGGCGATATCGTTAAAAACTGGCTGGAGAACGGGGAAGACCGCCCGACCATCTGTTTTTGCGTGAACAAGTCTCATGCAGCCTACATCACGATGGAGTTTAACCGTGCAGGCGTGGCAGCCGAAATCATGGTAGATGACACACCACCAGATGACCGTCAGATGATCATTCACCGCTTCGAGCAGGGGGCGACAAAAATCATCGTAAACGTTGGCGTGTTGGCAGCAGGTTTTGACAGTGACGTTCGTTGCATCATCTACGCCCGCCCGACGAAATCAGAGATCCGCTGGCTGCAAACGCTGGGGAGGGGATTGCGTACCGCGCCCGGCAAAGACCACTGCAAAATCTTCGACCACAGCGGCAGCATTCACCGGCTTGGCTATCCCGATGATATTGAATACGACGAATTGTCGGGTAAAAACGATGGAATGAAGGCCAGCGTCAGTGCCGCACCGGCAGAGAAGAAAGACAAAATCCCCAAGGAATGCCCACAGTGTCACTACATGAAGGCCGCTGGTGTTTATGTCTGCCCCAAGTGCGGATTTAAACCGCTGAGCGGTGAGGACGTTGATACTGATTCCTCACGAGGTCTGAAGCGAATCAGCCGCAAAGCCCGTATCTACACGCGTAACGATAAACAGGCGTGGTGGAGCCAGATTAAGCATTACCAGCGCCAGCGAAGCCTGAAGGGTAAACCGCTGTCTGACGGCTGGTGCGCCCATACCTACAAAGACAAGTTCGGTGAGTGGCCGAATGGCCTTTCTGATTTCCCAATGGAAACAGGTCCGGAGGTCTGGAACTTCATCAAGTCCAAATTTATTTCTTACAGCAAGGCGAGAGGGACTGCCTAATGAAAACGACTGAGGCGGTGATCGGGCGTTGGCCTGAAATTTTTGAATACTACGGCCTGCCGCCGATCACTGGTAAGGCGCACTTTAAGGGTGAATGCCCATGCTGTGGAAAGAAAGGTAAATACCGCTGTGATGACCTTGACGGGCGGGGGCGGTGGATTTGTAGCTGTGGGACAGGTGATGGCTGGAACCTGCTTATCCAGACACAACGCAAGGATATCAGAACGCTTTACAACGAGGTTGACCGGATTATTGGCAACTCGTTTGACCGGAGTCAGGTTCCCGTTAAAAAACTGGAGAGCGAAGTTTCCTCTGAGAGAGATTTGGTGATCCGTCACTTTTCAGCCATGCCACCATTGCGAGGCACCTTGGGCGAAACGTATCTGAACAAACGCGGCATTAACACGATGCCTTCCGCTGACGCTACCCGTTACTGTCAAAGTCAGAGGGTAGGCAACGGGAATACGTATCAGGCTCTTTGGTCGCTGGCAACCGACAACAAAGCCAATCTGTGCTATCTGCATCGCACATTGTTGGATGGCGATCGTAAAGCCAACGTTGATGTCGCCAAAAAGCAAAAGGCGCTACAGGATAAAAGTGTGCTGGAGCACGCTGTATCGGTGGCTATTCGCCTGTTCCCCGTAGCCTCAACGCTGGGCATTGCGGAGGGTATTGAAACGGCCCTGTCCTGCAAGCAGCTCTACGGAGTGAATACATGGTCAGTTATTAACGCCACGTTTATGGAGAAATTCAGGGTTCCAGCTGGCGTGCAGCATCTCGTAATTTTCGCTGATATGGACAAGCACACAGCTACCGGTCAGGCGGCTGCATTTGCCTGCGCTCGCTCAAACCTCAATGCAAAAAATGACCTACAGAAAATCACTATCCGCTGGCCCGACAACGGAGATTTCAACGATCTCATTATTAACGGAGATCAGGTCAGAGAGCAGATTTATTACAAGAAGGTGGCAGCTTAATGAAACTCGAAAACGCACTGAAGCAGTTCAACCCTAAAAGCCAGATGATCACTAACGTCCCTCCAGCTACGGCGTCCGATTCATTAAGCGGTCCTGACCTTGCTGCCTGCATGGGGATGGCGGAATCTCAGGCGGCTTTCGGCATGGGTGCTTTCCTCGGGAAAAATGGTATCAGCACAGAGGACGCAAAGCGCACGGTAGAGCGCCTCGCTGCATACGCAATGCAGAAGGCAGGCAAGCATGTTGGTAAAGTCGCTGGCCGCCGGATGGCGCAGTGTATGATTGTTCTCGCCAAGATGGCCTATGCGGAATATTGCCAGTCAGCGGGAAGCAGCAGCACCTGCACAGATTGCAACGGAGCAGGTTTCAACACAGTGGAACGCGAGGTTGTGAAATATGCCGGTTACATTGGTGCTGATGGAGAAGTGAAGATCCCCGAGGTTACAGAAACCCAGACAGTCAAAGAGTTGTGTCTGACCTGCAACGGTAAACGATTGGTTTCGCAACGCTGCCGCTGCAATGGTACCGGCCGAGTTCGTGACCTGGTTAAATCGAATCGTCTCGGCGTGCCAGTAGATAAAACCTGTGAGCGCTGCACGGGGAGAGGATTCAAACGGACGCCGGGCACAACTGCCTACAAAGCCATCGTGGCGCTGTTGCCAGAGCTGCATGAGAGAACATGGAATCGTAACTGGAGATCACTCTATGAGCTGCTGGTGGTCAAATGCGAGAGGGAAGAGAACCACGCTGACGCAGTGTTCCAGAGAATCACCAGAAGATAGTGTGATCGGGGATCTTATTAGCCAATTCGAATATAAGTGTTGCATTTTGTCCGAACTTGGCGTAATTTCTCTAAATCATGGGCATTTCTGTAGATGACCCACACGAAAACACATAAGACCTCGCTTCGGCGGGGTTATTTGTTTCTAGCTGGGCGAACATAATGGTGCCGCTGTCGTGAATATTTAAATACGGTAAATCCCGTATGTAAAGTTAAGGTGTGTACGTTGTATGGTTGGTTTTGCTGGGATGGTTTATTCGCCCCTTAGGCCCTTTAGCTCAGTTGGTTAGAGCGCGCGACTCATAATCGCTCGGTCGCTGGTTCAAGCCCAGCAAGGGCCACCAAACCGCCGCTAGCTCAGCCGGATAGAGTCGATATCAATTGTTGTTGTAGGTGCGAGGTTCGAGGCCTCGGTGGCGGCCCATATATCGCGGTCATCGTATAATGGCTATTACCTCAGCCTTCCAAGCTGATGATGCGGGTTCGATTCCCGCTGACCGCTCCAAATAATGCTTTTCAGTCTGCGAAGAAGGGATAACCCGGAGTGACCGGAAAGCACACCAGAAGGGTGCACTTAGATTTGATACGCACTATCGGTCCCTTCACAGAGATTCTGAGTGTGCCCTTCGGTGTGAAGTGACAGCCGGGAAAGACCGGCACCCATTTCTAGCCTCGACATTTTCATTTTGTATGTTGGGGCTTTTTTGATTCTGCTATCAGTTATGAAATCATCACGGTTTAATTGCACTATGAAAATTTCGCAGTTAGAAAGTGAACGCATTTTAAGGCAGCCAGAAGGCAGTCTTTTTAATATTCATTGGTGAAAAAAAACCTCACACCCGAGTGATCAGGAAGTGAGGTAGCTAACTTAGCCAACATCAGTACTACAACATAAGAGTAGTTAATTAATTTCTGTTTTGTAAAAAAAATTAAATCATTTTAAGGCTCACTTCGGTGGGCCTTTTTTATTTCCCAATAACTACGCACCTAACCGGAACATCGGAGGGCGGGACTATGAGAATGATTCCAGAAAAAATTGCATCGGGTTTGTCCTACTGCACATCTGCTGGGCTTATCTGCGCAGGTAGCTTTAGCGACTGGCTCCGGCATCTTGATTGGAACCAGATCGCTATCGTTGGCGGCTTCGTGATTGGTATCGCGACATACATCACTGGCGCTTACTTTGACTGGCGCAGAACGCGGGCTTACGAACGGGGATTAGAGGCGGGGATTGTCAGTCGCCCGCCAGAGAAGCGAGGCTTCTTTAAGGCGAAGGGTGACGAGTAATGGCTATTTCACCGGGAATGAAAAGCAAGCTCAGTAAGGCTGTTATCGCTCTCATCATCTCTGGTGCTAGCGCCTCCGCGATCCTCGGCCAGTTTCTTGACGAAAAAGAAGGTAATCGGCTGGTGGCCTATGCAGACGGCAAAGGCATCTGGACAATCTGCCGCGGCGCCACGCGTGTTGACGGCAAGCCAGTTACAAAAGGCATGCACCTTACCGCGCAGAAATGCGGCCAGGTGAACCAGGTTGAGCAGGAAGCAGCAATTGCGTGGGTTAAGAAGAATGTCCGCGTGCCGCTGACACCTCCGCAAATAGCCGGAATTGCTTCCTTCTGCCCGTACAACATCGGCCCCGGCAACTGCTTCCCGTCCACGTTCTATAGCAAGTTGAACGCTGGTGACTGGCATGGGGCGTGCACTGCGATCAAGAGTTGGGTTCACGACGGTGGCAAAGACTGCAACGTCCGGTCCAATAATTGCTTTGGTCAGGTGGTACGCCGCGACCAAGAGAGCGAGCTGACATGCTGGGGGCTTGATGCTTAACAAGGTGGCCGTGATAGCAACGTTGATTATCTTAGCGCTGATTGGCCTACTGCTGGCGCTGGCGTTTCATTTTTATGGCGCTTTTGTAGAGGCGAATGCCAAGGTCGACCAACTGCAAAGCGATAATGCCTTGCAGGCTCAGACAGTGGCCACGCAGGCGTTTAACTTCCAGCGGTCAAACCAGATAGCCCGCGCTGCGGAGCAATACGCCGTACAGAAAACGGGAAAGAGTCAGGAGCGTGAAATTGAATATCGAACGATTCTCAAAAGCGAGCCGACTTGTGCTCTGCCTATCCCTGCTGGCATTGCTGACAGCCTGTACGACTACGCGAACCGTTTACGCGCCAGCGCAATGCACTCCGATACCGGCCAGCCTATTGGAGCCGCTGTTAGTGCCACTACCTCCCGCCGAATAACTTACTGTCAGGCAGTGTTTTGGATTGATCCGCTGCTCACCTTGATTGACCAGGGTAATAGTCAGCTCGCAGGGATTCGTCAAATTGAAGAGGCCAGACAGAAATGATTAAGCGCTTTCTCGCATGGCTGAAAAGCATCTATTTTAAACCGGCAGTCGCCGACATCAAAACACCAGAGGTAGTAACCATGTCCGAACCATTACTAGATCAAGACCCAGGTACAGTAGAGCCAGTAGCCGCTCCCGGCGCAGCAGTCAGCGCAACCATCATCCCGGCAGTAGATAAAGAAGTGAAAGCAGGCGTTGCGGACTTCGAAGCAGCACTGAGCTTCGTTGAAAGCGGTGTCGCTCAGTTGGGTGAAGCTGCAAAGGACGAACTCAAAGAGCTGGCGAAAAAGTACCTGTAAGCCATTCCATAGCCCATTTAAGAGTGGGCTAGATAATGACTTGAAATTCCTTTGGATGAACGCCATATTTTTAAGGAAAGTAGCCAAAAGGAAAAAAAATGAGTAAGAATCTAGAAGCTCTGGATGGGTGGTTAAATGTAGACACATGGCATACATCGCACCCACTTGATGAGACAAGATTTCACAGGGCAGTGTTTAAGGTCCTAAAAGTGAATGAGCCTAATGCTATAACGGCTGATGACGTCATCGCGTATATCAACCGAAAGTACAGTGGCAAAATTGAACCAGGCTTCTTAAGCCTAAGGACAAGTGAAGCGGCTGAGAGATTTGAACTACTGAGCGAATTTTTCGTCGCCAACCAGATGTAGACTACTAATTAATAAACCAACCCGCTCCGGCGGGTTTTTTATTGGAGAAAATATGGCCGATATAAAGGATCTTTCAGCCCAACTCCAGTCCATTCGAAAGCAAATCCCGTTTGCTACCGCACAGGCGCTGACCAGCGTTGTCCGTCAGATAGCAAATGCAGAGAAAACTGCCTTTCAGCGCAAGCTTGAGAACCCAACACCATTTACGGTTAATTCGGTCGGCTCTGCTGGAGCCAGGCGAGATAACCTGAGTGCGAAAGTTTTTGTACGAGATATTGCTGCGGGTTATCTCGAACCCTTTGAGTTCGGCGGCGCGCATAAGCTGAATGGTCAGGCGCTGCTTAATCCGAAAGACATTAAGCTCAACAAGTACGGCAACTTGCCGCGCAATAAACTCTCTCAACTCAAAGCAAAGCCAGATGTTTTCATCGGTGATATTGATGGAGTCAATGGGGTATGGCAGCGAGTGAAGGCCAAGAAAGGTCGTAAAGGTAAGAAACGCCAAAAGCGCTCAGCGAATGGGTCACGACGACCACGAGCTAAGAATCCAATGCCAAAGCTGCTCATTCGCTTTGGTGACGCACTGCCAGTAAAGCCGACGCTTGGTTATATGGATCGTGCTGAGAAGATGGCTGCTGTTCTTATGCCGGCTGCTTTAAGCAATGCCATCGATCAGGCGTTGAGAACAGCGAAATAAATGCTTTTATAATGGGAATATTGTGAATGGAACTTTTAGATCAAATATCATCCGTATTACTTGGGTGCATTATTGGTTCCTACATCGGAACATCAGTTGTGCAGATGGTTTGCTATTTTATGTGGGGGCAGCCACCGCGGCTCGTTATTGCAACGTCACATATAGTGAAGCGCTGCATAGTAAGTGTGAACCGTATGTTGAAATGTTTAATTTAACGAAAAGTTATTCAAAAGGGGCCGGAAGGTTCTGAGTTTTTCTAAATTCCTCTGTGGCCGCTTGAGTAGCAAGTGATAGAGACATTACATCTTTCTGTATTTCTACGATTTTCTCTGGTGTCAGTTCATTTTGCTGCATTGCAGTTAGAATTTGATGGTAACGATAAAGGTAGGCGTCAGGGCTACCGACTCCAACTTTTCCACCTTCTGCGATTTTGCAGTGATGCCGCCATTCATCTAATGCAAGAGTGAGTGCCAGTTCGCGAGTTTTAGCTTTTACATCCGCCTTCCTTTGAAAATAGCCCGAGAGCAATGCAATAAGACCTGCAACTATTGCGCTCAGTACTACGCTGCTCGTGATAATACTTAGGCTCATAACAATCCCTCAACGCTTTGAAAAAATTATTAAAAGAATATATCGGAGATCAAAGAGATGTCATGCAAAAAGATAAATAGCCCTGATGTACAAAAGGATGAAGTGCATCATTCTGCGCTGTTACGCCATTCTCCTGAGTGCGTGGGTGAAGATTGGGAAGAACTACTGGATCAGCGCCGACGGGAACTCGAGGCGTTTAAAAAAATGCCCCTTAGGTCGATGGCTGATCATGGGAAGGGAAAAGCACTTGATAATGACTCTCAATAAAAAAATGGGTCCTTCCCCGGACTTTTTTAACTCACGGGCATTGCGCGCCGCGTTCTGCGTCTAGCTATGAACTTTTGAAATTTGGGTAACAGGTAACAACTGAGGTAACACATGAACCAGTCAGATTTTGCCAAACTTCACGGAGTTAGTCGCAAGACCGTAACCACGTGGAAGGCCCGTGGTTGGCTGGTTCTGGTCGATGATGACATTGATGTTGATGCGTCAAATGCCAACATTGAGCGGTACAGAAAAACTGTTACCCGGCCTGAGAAAAAAAACGATAAAAATGTCGCAGGTAACAAACAGGGTAACAAGCAAGGTAACAAGTCCAAGGGTAACAACTCAGGTAACAGATCGGCTATCGATCAAGATGAATCACCGACAAAAATTGTCGAACGGATGATCGCCTCGAGTGGTGCCACCCTGACGCTCGATGAAGCGCGAACGCTTAAAGAAAACTTCCTCGCGTTGCTTACGCAACTTGAGTACGAAATTAAGTCCGGTCAGGTTTTACCTTACAAAGACATGATCGCAGAAGTCGGGCAGGAGTATTCACGTATGCGTACCCGCCTCATAGCCATTGCTCCCGAACACGGCCCCCGATTGCGGGTGCTTGCCTCAACCACCAATGATGCAGAGTTCGTATCGGCGCTGCAGGAGGTGGTTCATGAGGCAATGGAGGAGTTGAGCCTTGATGCAGATGACAAACGAGGGGCCGACTAATTCAGGGGCCTGGGGCAATTTTGTCAGAGAACTGAGGCAGCGCCGGTCAGATGTTGCACCGCCGGAACCCATGTCTCTGAGCCAGTGGGCCAACACTTACGCTGTACTGTCAAAAGAGACCAGTGCGCAGACCGGCCGTTTCCGCTCCTTTGGTTATCAAGATGGCATGATGGACGCCATTACCGATCCGCTGGTGACTCAGGTTTCAGTAATGAAATCTGCGCGCGTTGGCTATACCAAGATCCTTGACCATGTGGTCGGTTATTATCTTCAGCATGACCCCTCGCCAATACTGGTGGTTCAACCCCGTGTAGAAGATGCAGAGGATTACAGTAAAACTGAGATTGCGCCCATGCTGCGCGATACGCCTGTACTCGCCGCTATTGCCGGAAACAGCAAGGCGAAAGACAGCAATCAAACCATCCTTAAAAAACAGTTCCTCAATGGTTCTAACCTGACGCTGGTGGGAGCGAACAGCCCTGGTGGCTTCCGCCGTATAACCTGCCGTGTCATCTTGTTTGATGAAGTGGACGGTTATCCCTCTGGCGGTGCCGGTACCGAAGGTGATCAAATTGCACTGGGTATTAAGCGTTCGGAAACCTTCTGGAACCGCAAAATAGTGCTGGGTTCTACACCGACCGTTAAAGGCATATCACGTATTGAAAAGGCTTATGGCGAAAGCGATCAACGCAAATTCAACGTGCCTTGCCCACATTGCGGAGAGTTTCAGGTATTGGAGTGGGGCGGACCTGATACGCCATACGGCATCAAGTGGGATAAAGATGAAGAGGGGGATGGTTTGCCGGAAACGGCCTATTACGTCTGCCGTCATTCTGGATGCGTGATCCACCATAACGATTTGTCGGTCATGGTGAAGCGCGGAGAATGGCGAGCCACGCGACCATTCAAGGGCCACGCTGGTTTTCATATCTGGGCGGGCTACAGTCTTTTCCCTAACGCCGCCTGGAAACACCTGGTGGCCGAATGGCTGAGGGTGAAAGACGATGCACTAATGCGCCAGACGTTCATTAACCTGGTCCTTGGTGAAGTCTATGAAGACCGGGGTGAAAAAGCGCTTAGTGAAAGAAAACTGGTTGAGCGGTGTGAGGTCTACGCCGCAGAAGTGCCTGACGGCGTGGCAGCGATCACCGCTGGCATTGATACTCAGGACGGGCGCTTCGAGATTGAAGTGGTTGGGTGGGGCCGTAACGAGGAAAGCTGGTCGATAGCCTATGACGTTATCGAAGGTGATCTTGAAACCGATGAGCCGTGGAAAAGGCTTGATGCTTACCTGAAACAGGTTTGGCGTCGCGCTGATGGTCGTGGGTTTACCCTGATGGCGGCCTGCATGGACTCCGGCGGGCATCACACGCAAAAAGTGTATGAGTTTGCTAAAGAGCGATTAGGTCGTCGAATCTGGGCAATCAAAGGTGAGTCAGCCCGCGGGGGTAAGCGCTCTCCAGTCTGGCCGACCAAAAAACCTACGTCTCGCAGCAAGGCGCAGTTCAGGCCAATTATCTTGGGCGTCAATGCAGCAAAGGACTCAGTCCGTGCTCGATTGCATATCGAACCACCGGAAGCGGGCAATGCCTCTGCAGGC